GCTGATATTAAGCGAACCTATCCGGTTGAAATAACATTGCAGATTGGTCAGAGCCGTACAGCCGGAAACATTCAGATAAGAAATTCTGCATGAAAGACAATTCAGGGTCTCCAGGGCTGTACAGCCGCTGACGTCGAGCGTCGCCAGCAACGACGAACTATAGCACTCCAGGTAGGTCAGAGCGGTAAAATTACTCAGATCAAGCGCCGTCAGCTTGCGAACGGCGACCATTTCCAGTCTTTCCAGCGTGGTTTTGCAGCTGTCACTGATAATGAGCGAGGCCAACTCGTAATTACTGGCGCATTTCAGAGTTACTAAATTGACGTTCTGACTCAAATCCAGCTCGGTTATCCGATTGATCCGGCAGTCCAGGTAAGTCAGTTCCGTATACTCCGCCACATTTATACTTCTAAAATTGTTCCTGCACGCAAGATAAGTTATTTGCGAATTGGCGGTTCCGCTGAACTTGACGGACCGGTTCTTTTCCGTGCCGTAATCCCGCGACAGGGATACGGAATTCCCGGTCATCGCGAAATCCTGCGCGGGAGTGCCGTCCCCCCAGTCAATCGTGAGGACTGTCCCGGATGGCGCCTTGACGGTAAAAGCGGCGGTGGATTTATCCGCAATGAATTGAACGTTTACAGCCTTGCTGTGTTTCCTGTATCTGTTTATCAATTTTAATGGATTCATCAGTCGAGAGCTCCTTGAATTAACCAGTTATCAGCCGACAATACCCGGACGGACACTCCGCAGTATTGAGTAAGGATGTACACGGTCGCCCCGGCCGTGCCGTTGATTGTCGCCGCCGCGTCGCAGCTTATGGCGGTTTCTCCGGCTCCCATCCTGTCGATGGCAAAAACCATGTCGGCTTCGAATGGAGTGGCCGCATATAACGGCAGGTTTACGGTATTGGCGTCGGCGTTGTTCATTTCGATTATTTTCCCGGCGTCGGATAGAACGGGCGTATAGGCTGTTCCGGCCTGCTGATTCACCCGGACTTTTTCCCCGTTCACATAAGAAAGAAAATCTTCCAGGGTTCCGCTGTTCCCGGCGGCGATCCACAGCTCATAGGCGGAATCTCCGGCATCCCCGGTATCGCCTTTTTCTCCTTGCGGGCCGGTTTCGCCCTGGATGCCTTGCTCGCCTTGTGGCCCCTGTTCACCCTGCGGTCCCTGCGCTCCGGTATCACCGGTGTCGCCCTTGTCTCCTTTATCGCCTTTCAGGGATTCTATCTGTTCCGGGGTCAGGTTTTCGAACTCAACCGTTCCATCGACGCCGGTGTCGCCCTGATCCCCTTTTTCACCCTTATCCCCGCCGGCAAGTACCAACTGCCAGGTTCCGGAGATCGCGGAAATATTCTTCATGGTTATAATCCCGGACAGATCCACCGTCGTCGAGTTAGCACTGTAAGTGACGGTATTCTGCGGAAGTTCCCATTGATCTCCGTTTTCGTCGACAACCGCGACGATATTCATCAGGGCGTTTACCGTGAGGATTTCCCCGGCCAGATCGTCTTGGGTGAAATCATGCCGCGCGCCCTGGATTCTCAGCCAGTTGAGGTAATCCTCCTCGCTACCGGTATTCCCGGCGTCAAGCCAGACCTGATAAGCGGAATCACCCTCTTCGCCCTGAATCCCCTGGGTTCCCTGTTCACCTTGCTGTCCCTGCGGTCCCTGCGATCCGGCGTCTCCGGGATCGCCTTTATCCCCTTTTTCGCCTTTCAGGGACTCTATCTGTTCCGGCGTCAGTTCCTCGAACTCAACCGCTCCATCAATGCCGGGATCGCCCTGATCGCCTTTTTCTCCCTTGTCGCCGCCGCCAAGGATCAACTGCCAGGTTCCAGTAATCGCGGTGATGTCTTTCATTGCCATAACGCCCGCCAACTTCACTACGGTCGAGTTGACGCCGTAGCTGACGGCGTTCTGAGGAAGCTGCCATTGGGTTCCATTATCATCGGCAATCGCGACAACGTTCAGAAGCGCGTCGAGTGTGAGGATTTTATTGTCCAGATCATCCTGAGTAAACTCATGGCGGGAACCGTCATGCACCCGGAGCCAGTTGAGGTAATCGCTCTCACTTCCGGTATTCCCGGCGGAAAGCCACATCTGGTATAAACTCTCTCCTGAAATCCCCTGTGCGAAGCGGATTCTCCCGCCATTGGAAACGTCGCTTTGCCCGAAATAAATCACCGTCTGATTATTGCCGTACTCGGTCTGGATCATCACCGGGCTGTCGGGATCGCCGGTCTTGACCGCGAGGCCATTACCCATAGCGTCGTAGAGTTCGATCTGTGCGATGGTTTTGATGCCTTCCAGAACCAGCGAACCGCCGAAAACATCATCCGCTGTGAACACAAAATCCGGCTCGACAGTGGCGTTTTCCCCTTTCGGTCCCTGCGGCCCGATGTTCCCGGTGTCGCCTTTTTCTCCCTGAATCCCCTGAATGCCGCCCGGTGCCGGATCGCTCCAGTCGCCGAAAGCATCGGACAATTTCAGGTAAATATGATTGTTGTCGGTATCAAGATAAGTAAACCCGCGCTCGGCGTCATCGTAGACGCTTTTATTGTCGAGCGTTCCGGCCATATCGATCTTTACGCCGTCGCCTTTTTCTCCGGGATCGCCTTTGTCTCCCTGGTCCCCTTTATCGCCTTTGGCTCCGGTATCGCCGGGCAGTCCCCGGTCGCCGGTATCTCCCTTATCGCCTTTTTCACCCTGCGGTCCCTGCGCTCCGGTGTCCCCGGTATCGCCCTTATCTCCTTTCTCTCCCTGGGACTGAATAATCGGGAACGCTGGCGACCAGTCGCCGGAAGCATCAGAGAGTTTGAAATAAATGGCAGACCCCTCGGGTACGCCGTAAACAAAACCTTTGAGTTCATCGTCGTAATCGTCGCGTTCTTCCAGCGTTCCGGAAGCCGACGGCACCAGATTGTTTCCATCCTTACCCTTGGGAATGCCGTAGCCTTCGCTCCATTCGCCCTCCGGAAAACGTGAACGGAAGTACACATCATCATCAGTCTGGACTTCGTGCCATTCTTCGTTGTCCTCGGAAAACTGATAGTCCAGCGACTGCTGAATATACGCCTTGGTCTGCTCGGTAGTCCAGTAGTTGCCATCGCCGACCGGAGTCGGGGAACCCATCCCGGCATTGCCGCGGCGGTTGCGTACCGGCAGATCGAACTGCAATACAAAAGCGGGCTTAATACGCCCGGCGGCAAACCCGCAAAGCTCGAGTCCGAGCGTAACATCGTCTTTGCCGGAAATGGCTTCATTGAGTTCGACCGTGTCGGTTTCCAGCAAGGGAATGCGGATTTCCGTATAGGCTTTTTCCTCGTCGGTTCCGGGATTCAGCACTCCCGAAACTACAGTGATGTTTTCATTATCGGCTCTGAGTTTCGGAACGGTGGCCGTATTCCAGTCGTTGTCCAGCAGGCAGTCCCACGATACAAAAGAACTCAACTGCTCAAACGGATAGGCGTCGCCATCCCGCAGCACCCGCAAACACAAAAGCGCCTCCACCCCGCGGGTGATCGCCTTGCTGACGGAAGTACTCTGCCCGTACTCGTCGACAATCTCCCCGACCGTGGAATCGGCTTTTACATATAAAATTATCTGTTGAAGGTCTTCAAACATTGTCTTCCTCTTTAAATTCGAAATTAAAACTTAACTGGTCGATATATTCCTTGGTCCATATGAGCCAGGCTTCATTGCCGGCGGAGCGTTCCACCAGACGCGAATCCGGGTAAAATTCCCGGATAAAACCGACAAAATTATCGTAAGCGGGCTGGATGGTACTCAAGCTCATCGATCCCGATGAGTCGACGAACAGCCCGATGGTGTATTTCGTCGCGGAATACTGCGATTTCAGCGCGTTGAGCGCCATGACGAACGGCGACATGGAGTTGCACGGATCGCGGTCGCAGGAATAGTAAAGCACATTCGACGGTCTGCCGGAACTTCCGAAAATCTGACCGGAATTACTCCCGCCCGGCTGGATGACCGCCGTATAAAAGCCGATGGCTTCCTCGAACATTGCTTTGTGCTCGTCATAGGTATTGCCGGTAGTGTAGCCGGACTCGGCCTCGTCGATCCAGGTGATCGAAATGATATCCTCTTTTTTGCGGAGATAATTGACGATCCTGAACATCTGCTTCAGCCATTTTGCCGAGAGAAAATAAGGATTCGGCTCCAGCCGTTCATCCTCTTCGAGCGCGGCCAGCAAATCGGCCTCGTTCCACAGTCTGGCGTCGTCGCTTGTCCAGTTGCGGTACCATGGAATCAACTCAGTCACCGCGTCATGCATCCGGCGCTCCATGACCTTGTAATCCTCGTTCGGATTGAACTCAACCAGCATAGGTTTCAGCGCCGACGGCATTTCGTCGGCATTCATTTCCGGGAACAAATATTCGATGCGTTCCCGGATCGCTTCATAAAGTTCATAGCCTTTGACCGACGGCAAGGCCAGCACCGGCAGGCCGGTCCAGTTACTCCATTGGGTAGGTTTCAAAATCATTTCCTTGTCTTCCAATTCGTAATTCGTAATTCGTAATTTGTAATTATCAGGAGTATCTGTTGTTGTAGATGATCCCGTTATTCCAGATCTGGACGATCTCGCCCATCGTATTTTCCTCGGAATTCCACTTGACCACGCCCAACAGCGCAGTAAACCTGTCGGCGGAGAATTCAGGAAACGAGCTTTGCGCTTTGATCTCGGTAGTCCATTCCTCGTCAGCGTAAACCGCCTCAAAAACGACGTAGGATTCACCGGTAAGGGAGAGCGTTTCTTCCGGGACGGTTATTTTGTCGATACCGGACACGAAAATACCGCAGTCTCCGCCTCCCAGCGTATCGCTGCCGTCAATGATTTTGATGGAATTTTCCTTGTCCTCATCGGCGGTCAGCCGGAAAAAGCCGCTGTAGTTATTGCCGCCGGAACCGCCCCCGCCAAGCTGCAGCAGACACCATTTTTCGCCGGTGCCTGATTCTTTCCAGAGGATTCTGCCGATGCCGTTTCCGCCTGAAACCAGTCCGGCCGCGGAAAGTTTCGCGTATTTATGCGACTCGTTGCCGATATTAATCTTTGCCGGGGTAATCCCCTGAAGCAGCGCCTTGCCGAGTTTTTCCGCTTCAAGCGGAACCTGCAGGATGGCGAACGGCTTGTCCTTATTGTCGGCGGAGACTTTTTTCCCGGAAAACACCGGGACGCGGCTTTTGAATTCCTGCTCTTTTTCGTCATCGTCCGGCTGGATGATCAGGTCGTCCAGAATCACCGGGGAAAACTGTTCGAGCAGACTTCCGCTGTCGTTACTGACCAGAACAATCCCGGTTTTTGCGTTGCCGCGCAGCGCCTCTGAGCCCAGGCTCATTTGAGTGTTTTTATAATGATTAGCCGCGTCGATAAACGAGTTCCATGTATTGGCTTTAACCTTGAATTTTTCTCCAACCGCTACTTTCTGCATTATTCTCTTTTCCAGTTGTTATTGATTTTTTCCGCTTCCGCAGCACGCAGTGCGAAGTATGAAGCGGTACATCGAACCGGGACGTTCCCGGTCGCGCCGGCACGTTGCCGGTTATTTGCCGATCCCCAGGTTGCCGAGGTCTTTGCGTTCATAGACCTTTTCGATATAGGCGGCTATCGGCTTTTTGACCAGGGTTTTCTTGTCCTTCACATCATCGGCATAGCGCACCCAGAGATAATCCCAGCCTTTCTTTTCGGTTACGGTCAGGTCGCCCACCTTGATGTTTTTACGGTTGGCCGACATCGCGAATTTGTAGGTAACTTCCCAGAGGTCGCTGCGGGAATCGCCCCGCCGCGAACCGGTCGCCCCCAGAAACAGCACCTCTCCCTCGGAATAGCCCTTGAACGAACCGCTGTTGACGCTCCCGGTCAGTTCTCCGACGGTTTTCTTGTATTTGGTGGATACTTTACTCGGCTTTAAATAATGGGTTTCGGAAAAGTTCATCACCGGCATGGTAACGTCGACACCCTTAACGTCCTCCCCGTCATAGCCGATGGCCCCGCCGTAATCCGGAGCGGTTGCTGGATATTTCGCGACGGTTTTCAATGACTGCGTCAGATGCTGGGTACCGCCGCCGGTATCGAACGAATAAACCGGGTCGGGCTCATCCTCACCGGACAGAGTATTCTCGTCGAATCCGGCTTTGTACTGCGCCGTAATTTTAAAGACATTCGAGCTGATCCGTTCATCGATTTCGATGGATTCGAGCGGAATGCTGTTGTACAGGATCGGCACATTGGCCAGCGCAAACGCAATCGCCGCATCCTCGTCATCGACTTCGAAAACAAAATACGGGATTTCGGCGGTCGTATAATTACCGTCATTGTCGATAGCCTGGGTCCGGTCGAAAAACGCCGGTTCGATTCGTGCTTCCATTAATTCACCTTTATTCGAAAGCCAGTTCACTGGAGCTATTTTCCTTCAGGAGCTGGTTGGTTTTCTTTGTGTTCTTTTTGATATCCTCGGTCGCCGTCGCGGTGCGCTCGGCGGCGGTGCCGGATGAAAGCGACTGTGAAGCCTGAGCGTAGAAAGAACCCTGTACTTTGACTTTGCCCTGTGCCGCCGCCACTGTGTCCCCGGCATCTTTCAGTTTAGCTTTCGCATCCTCTATCGGTCCGGATTCCGGCTTTTTCGTTTCCGTTTTTTTATTCTTTGCCTCGGAGATCGCCGCCTGCCATTCCTTACGGGCGTCGGTCAACGCCTGCCGGGATTTGGAGAGTTCATCGGCATACTGCGCGTTATGCTCTTTCATATCCTCCACCATCTGCTGGCCGATGGCTTCCTGTTCAATCTGTCGGCGCTGCTCGATCTGTGATTTCTGTTTCTGAGAGTCCTTGTCGATCTGGTTATAGGCGGCGTCTTCTCCGGCATTTTTCTTTGCCGCTTCCGCGTCAATCTGTTGCTTTTCCGCTTCAACGTCGATGGAATCATCGAACATGCCTTTGACGTCAAGCCATTTTTTCGCGAGCCAGGCGAAAGTGTTATTCCAGGCCTTCATGATCGCCCCGGTAAATCCAATCCAGAACTTTTTCAGGAAGCCGACCACACTTACCCAGGCGGATTTCAAACTCGCCCAGGAATCGGTGATGATGCTCAACGCCCCGTAGAATGTTTCCAGAGTCGCGGTCATGAAAGCCTGTTTGAAGCTGATCCAGTACCCCAGAAGCACACTTACACCTTTTTGCCAGGCAACCTGCAGGCTCAGCCAGAGTATCCGCGCCGCCAGGGAATAATCCCCGGATGTCAACGCCGCCTTGATGCCCTCGAACGCCGTACAGGCAAATTGCTTCAATTGGGCGAATTTCGCCCCGAACCAGTCAACGATCTTGCCGATGACACCGCTCTGGATGAGGAACGTCGCTCCGACCGCGGCCACCGCCGCGGCAACCAGCCACCAGATGGATAAACTGGCGGTCAGCACCGAAACAATCATCCCCACGGTCCCGATCATGAAACTGAGTATGCCGGTAAACACGGAAACAATCGAAACCAGCCCGCCGATGGCGAACGACAAAGTTCCGGCAATCGCCCCCAGCGTCAGCAGTCCGCCCGCGATCAGCGCCACAATTCCGACGACTTTCGCCGCCGTCACCACCAGCTTTTTATTCTGCTTGATGAAAGCGATAATCGAAGTAATGACCCGCATAAACACATCCGCCGCCTTGCGCAGATCTTCCGCCAGGGCTTCGCCGATTACCGACAAAGCCAGCATTCCGGCCTGTTTGAGCCGGGCAAAGGACATGCTCAGTGTTTTTGACATTTTAGCATAGGCGGTTTCAGTCATTCCGGCGCGATTCTTCATCAGTTCGATATCATGCGTGAAACCTTCCATATTCCGGAGCGCCGGAAGCACACCGCGCAAGGCCCGGATTTTCGGGAATAATTTGCTGATCGCGTCCGGCGGCAGCTTCTTGATCCGCTCAAAAACGCCATGCAATCCTTCCGCCTTGATCGCGGTGGAACTCATTTCGAAGCCGAGGGTTTTGGCATACGCCGCCGCCTCGTCAGATGGTTTCAGGAAAGCTCCCAGCAATGAGTTCAACGCGGTAACCGCATTATCGGTTTTGACCCCGTTTCTGGTCATCGTAGCGATGGCCGCCCCCAATTCTTCGAGGCTGACCCCGGCGCTGGCGGCGGTAGATGCCACCATCCCGATCGAGGGAGCCAGCTCCGCGAACGTGGTCTTCCCGCGTTTGACCGTGGCGAAGAGAAAATCCGAAACGCTCTGCGCCTGATCCGCACTCAGTCCGTAGGAATTCAAAATGGTGGTAATCGCGTCCGCCGCTATTCCGGTATCGGTAATCCCAGCTCTCGCGGCTTTGGCTGAGACCGCCAAAACATCCAAAGCTTTGGCCGGATCAATCGAGGCCGAAAGAATATCGTACAGCCCTTTCGCCAGCGTGTCGGTGCCTTCGCCGAACTCGACGGACATTTTACGGATGCCGTCTTTATAGGCGTCCATGTATTTTGCCGGTTCGTCGAGCATCGTCGAAACATTCGCCATCTGCTGTTCGAAATCGGCAAAAACCGTGGCGCCGCCGACAAACGGCATCGCCAGAATCGCGCTGATCCCCAGAAGTTTTTTCCCGGCGGCAGTCACGCTGCGGCTGAAATTCTTCAGCTTCGTCTGCGCGGCCTTGAGCCCGCGAATAAGCGCGCTGTTTTCCACAGTCAGCTCGACATAGGCGGCGCCCGCCCGGATGTTGGCGCTTGAAGGCATGGTTGTTCCTTAATTATTGAGAGTTTCTAAGTTTGTTCAGCAGAGTTGCGAGAAGCGCGTCGATCTTTTCAAATTCCGGGTCTATCACTTCCTCAATACTGGCGTATTTTGGAAGCGCGGCATGCAGCGCCTCGAGCAATTCATTACGTTTTTCATAAACAGCCTGTTCCCACTTGGGTTCCAACCCGGTAATCCCGATCATCCCCAGATGTCCCTTGCAGCACATATCATTTTCCCTCAATTTTTTAATCTTTATTTTCAGTCCAAAGTTCCCGCATGAAATCGAAGGCCATGCGGGTGTCTTTTTTAGGTTTACGGGTTACATACGGATTGAAAACATCCGGCGAAATCGCCCGCTGTTTTTTCGGGTCGCGGTTGATGTTGAAGAGCATCGCCAGAACTGAAGATGTGTGGTTCCAGTTGTCTTTTCCCCTGGAATCGGCCATGATCAGAAGTTCCCGGAGGGTGAACGGATCTGGATTTATTCCGAGGACGCCGGCGAGCTGGTAGATGAAGTTATATATTCCGTCACCTGTTTCTCCAGTTCCTTTTCCAACGCCGGATTCTCCAGTTCCAGCTTCAGGGCTTTCTCCATCTGGTTCTTTACTTTTTCTCCGGCGTTCATGAGTTTGCGAAGCACCAGCCGCTTCGCTTCGGGGAAAAAATCGACCAGTTCCTCCAGTAGTGCGGTAGTGGCGTGTTCGATGGCGTCTCCGCCCATTGCCGCCCCGAAATCCTCGTCGGAAATGCTCTGCGCGTCGGCGTCCGGTTTGCAGATGCAGTAAATAACATCACACAGCAGTACCGGATCGGATGCCAACTGCTCCAGCAAATCGACATTCGGGCGGTTCTTCTCATCCAGTTTTACCACGTCCAGCAGGTTGATCTCCAACAGCGAGCGCACCCGTTTAACCGCGGCGACGTTCACCACAATCGTCCAGTTGCGGTTTTGATTATCCTTGAAGCATTTCATTATTCACCGCCTCCGGCTCCGCCTTCCCAGCTCGGTTCACGGGTTGATTTACCTGACGGTTTGGCATTCACCGCATAATTGATAATCTCCTCCAGACCTTCAGTTCGATTGAATGAAATAATTTCAAAATCAGCGTCCAGCCCGACTCCGCCGGTTTCCGCGTCGGCAATGAATAACGCAATCGCCGTGTCATTGAAAAACGCGTTCTGGACGGCCTGAAATCCGGCGTCGGAAGTATCCCCGGCAAGGGTGAATTCCACCGAAGCGTCCTTGAGCCCGGAAAGCACCTTTTTCCAGCCGGACGACCTGACCGCGACCTCCGCGCTGCCTTTTTCGATGTTCAATGAAACCGAATCGGCGACGTGTTTTAGTATCGTCGAGGCTTTCGCTCCCGCGGCCCCATAAAAAATCTTCGCTTCAAAACCTATTTTGTACATAAAAACCTCCAATGATTATTTGATTGACGCACTCCAGAAATGTGGAATTCTCTTTGCTTGTTTCCGTAAAGCAGGCCCCATATAACTTCTCGCTGGGTACTTTCTCCCGTAGTATTTGCCCCCGAATTCATGGGCGCTGCCGGAACGTCCGGCGATGGAATAAGCCGGGCCGATAACCGCCCGCATTTTTGCCTTGTCGACGTTGTAGAGCAACGCCCGTTTCAGGAGACCGCGCCGGGTGTGCGGCGGGGTACCTGCGGCCGACTCTTTCGGACTGCGCCGGATGCTCCGCCTGGCGGTCAGGCGGATCGCGGCGGCGGCATGGTTCAGGCTTCTGAACGTGCCCGCTTCCGCTTTTTTCCTGACTTTCCGGACATCAAACCGGGAACGGCCCCGCATTCTGACCATCTCAGGTCACCCGGAATTTTAGCGTTACAACGCTGGTGAACTGCCGGTACTGGCGCAGGTGTTCAGGATCGTAAACCGGCTCGTTCTCGATCCCGACGCACACTGCTTTCGGGTACTCCGGCAGGCGTTTGTGGTCGAAAATCCCGGCAATCTCCTCGACCAGCTGCAGCAAGGCCGCAAGCTGCTCCGGGTCGGCGGTTTTTTTCTGCACGCCGACGTCGATCTGCACCTCTTTCGCCGACTCCTGCCGGGTCGCCCCGGAAAACTTGAGCGACTTCGGAACCACCGTCACCTTGAGTTCCTTCAAATCCTTAAGCTCGAATTCCGGTTTGAGATTAACCTCGGCGGTGAATTCCATTGAGAGACTATCCGCATTGTTGAGTTCCGCCGCCACGGCATTAGCTATGTCGATCAATGACGGCATAATTCACCTCACGACATTGGCGACAATCGAACCGATGGCGGCCAGTAACGCCAGGAGTGCCGCCCCCGCCGCCGAGAGCATGGTCCGCCGGATTTCCTCGGCTGGATGGCAGGGCGGATGATGGTGAATATTCCGGTCAGAAAAGTGTACATTCAGCATCCCTTTCATCTCCGCCAAACTTTGCCGCATCTCGTTTACCGCATTCCAGACATCGCGTAAATCGGGATTTTCATTTCCGTTCGGCATGGTTATTTTCCTCCGGTGAAAAAGTCGAACACCATCTGCATACAACTTTTCGGCTTTTTGGTTTGCGGTTCGGCATAACTCCTGAAATGCTGGCGGACGAGAATGAATTTTCTCCTTCCCGTTACCGGGCTGACATCCCCGTAAACCGCACCGGAAGTCACGGCCTCGATGACTTCGCGCTGGTTCCGGCACTCACGTTCAAGCTCCTGAATGATGTCGTCTTTCTGATCCAGTTTGTCCAGCAGCCTTTTCAGTACCGCGGCGGTTTGTTCGAGACTTATGGCGGAATTGACGGCGGCCCCGTGGATGAAGTAATCATGAAGAGCCAGATAACATTTCTTCTGGTATCTGATGACGGCTTCGCGCTTCCAGCCTTTGTAACGGGAGGCCGGAACCTTGAACAACCAACCGTTCAGATATTCCAGGGGGAGGCAGAGCATTTTGTATGTTTTTCCATCGCTTCCAGTTATGGGTGTAAGACCCATGACTGAGCTTAAAACAGGGTCGCTTTTAATGTTTTTCACCTGTTGACTCCAGTCTAATCCCAATGCCGCCACGATTGGTTTCATGCCAACATACCGCTGTCCATTTTCTTCGATAACAAGGATTTCATCTCCGTAAAACGGGACTTTGATTATTTCGTTTTTCTTTGACATGTGATCACTCCTTTCCGGTTAATTTTGTATGAATTCTTAAAGTGTTCCGGCAACTGTCGGAATACCGCCATTCCGGTTCATTGTTGGGAGCCATTACCTCATAAACAAAACCGTCCTCGACAATCTCATCGCCCGGTTCGGGCAGAATCAATGTGTCATTCAACACCAGATCGGCGGCGCTGATGAGGTAATCCCGGCTCTCGATATACTGGAAACGGCCGTAGTCATCGGTGACTTTGAACACCGTTTTGCCGACTGTCGCCGGAAGTACCAGAGAGGCTTCGCCTCCGCCGCGCCGGTAGATTACCGGCACGGTCAGGTGGGTTTTCCGCTGGGCTTCCAGCCAGTTCAAGCCTTCCTGCAGCATACTCATTATTCGGTCGCGATCATCCCCAGCGTGCGTAAGGCCGCGAGGATGGAGTCGAGTTTGCCGTTGTTGGCTTCAACATCGTCCTTGAGGGCGTTGTACTCCACGCCGATGGTGGCGAAGTTGTTGTTGATCGCGCCGGACTGGTCAGCAGTGGAAGTATCCGCAACCGCCGCCAACTGGTGGGTGCCGCTGGCCGTACCGCCTGACTGGTCGTCGATATCCTCGGCGTTGGCTTCTGGGTCGGCAATCGCCGCCGCCGCACTGATCGGCACGTCCCGGGAAACGTTGATAATCACTCGCGCGTGCGCGTCATTATCAGTAGACGCGATGATGGTTTTGCCGAGATACTTGTTTTCCCCGCCGGTAGCGGTTACCTGTTTATTTTCAGCATCCCAGAATACGATGGTTCCAACGGCAATCGCCGTGCCTTCGCCGGTCGCCTTTGGGATGTCGAAGACCCCGACCAGCGCCAAGGCGCCGAGCGTTCCAGCCTTGATGTCGAGCTTGGCAATCCCGGTCAGATCGCCGATAATTACCACATCACCCGCCGCCACATCGATTTCGGGAGTGAAGTCGATTTCATGACCTCTTTGAATGTACTTCGCAAGCATAAAAAACCTCCATTTTTAAGATTGAAGTTGAAAGTACGGGGGCGGCGCCCCCGCAAGTTGAAAGTTAAGCACCGGCGGAACGAACCATGCCGCGATGATCCTGCTCGCGGACGCCGAGGTCGAAATAGACCCGGAACCACAGCCCGAGAGTGTTGTAATCAGTGTCGCCTCTTTCTACCGTCGGGGTGCGTTTGCCGCGCAAATACCCGATTTCGCAGGTGTCCACAGTCGCCGGATCACCGAAGAGATACCAGGCAGTATCGCTGGAACCGTCGTAGGAGGCGTTGGCCAGGTACGGAGAGCTGACGACCTGCAGGTTTTCATCGACCAGCGAATTCAGCGCCGGGCGGATCGTCGGAATGGCGCCGTCGGTTGCATCGCCTCCCGCTATAATCAACGTTGCGCCCTTGGTCAGTTCGATGGCGGTGTGCTTGAGTCCGGTCGGAACCAGCAGATAGCGCGGTTCGATATTGATCGGCTGGGCGTCGGAATCCACCTGATCGAGGAACATCTGTACCGCCAGGCGCAGTCCTTCGGCTCCCAGGACGCTTTTCGCGCCGGAAAGC